CTCCATTAATAAAATTATGATTAGCAAGAGTAATTGTCATAACACCTGTTGTAGGGTTATAAACAGCATTAGTTGGACTATGTTTTGTAGGACCAGGTAAACTATGACTACCAATAGTAAGAGTCATAATACCAACAGCACCATTATATTCACCATCAGTAGGTGTAAAATTAACAAAAGGACTTTTACCTACATCCAAATTAAATTTAGTAGCACTTTCTACAGTAATAGCTTTCCATCTACCACTAGCAGGATCTGTTGATCTTGGATATTTTTTTATAGAACTACTACCATCCATTGCACATTGAAATGCTAATGCATAATCATCAAATTTAACAACATTACCTGTTGAAAATCCATGAGGACTTGCTGTAGTTATTGTTAATATACCAACAGCACCATTATATTCTGCACCATTTGGAGTATGTGATGTTGCACCAGCAAGAATACCATGATCTGCAATAGTCAAAGACAAAGTACCAGTTGCTGGATCATAACTTCCATCTGTTGGAGTCCAATAAGTTGTATTATTTGCTAATATTGAATTATTAGCTGCCCTAACAAAACTATGAATTGCTGCATTATAAAAATGAGTTATACCATTTGAAGAACCAACACGAGTTGTAAATGCATCAGCAGTTGGAGCAGTTTCTACAATATAAGATGACTGTGGATCTGGAAATATTGTTGTTGTAATACCTGAATTATTATTTGAACATGTAAATGCAATTCCACCCAAAGTTACTTGCTCACCAGCACTAAAACCATGAGCATCCATTGTTGTAACTGTAGCAAGTCCTAATGGCTCACAATAAGAAACATCTGTAATCGTACTTACACCACTTTGCGTTCCTTGTATATAAACTCTATCTATAATTAATGGTGTTTTTTCCAATACCATTCTACCATCAACTAAGATTACACCATCATTAGGTGGAATCTCTACATCTTTTATAACTCTTATATCCCTTGTTAATCCTGTACTTCTAGATTCTCTTCTCTGAATAAAAGTAACTGTTGGATATGTACCTACACCAACATTAGCAACTTGAGCATACAATACCAACGCAGAAGTTCCTGTAGGAACCTCATACAATTTCTGTTCTCCTGGTGCTACAGGAACCATAACAGATAAAAACTTATTGACTGGTGCTATTGCCATATTATCTCAACGCTAGTATTAATGGTGTTAATTGTGCTTGAATTGCTCGGTTAAAGTCTCTTCCTCGAATAGTTGAAGTTGTTTGATCTACAGTTAATCCATCACCAATTCTAAAATTACCTTTTTGATCGGTACTTGTAAATGGGCATTGTCCACCATTTATCGCAATGACTTCATTTTCGGGTTTAGGTACACCACCTTGGAAGGGGTTCGCTTTATTTATATCAGTACCAGCACCAATATATTCAAATGAATGAGAACTAGTAATGATACGACTAATTCTAAAGAGTTCAATGTCTGTTCCACTATTTACAGCATAAGGAACAAATTCATTAAATGTTATAGTTGTTAATCCAACAGCTGTTGGTTCACTCGCAACGGCTACAGTGTATAAAATAGGATCTGTATCTGCTACAAGTGATGCACTACCAGTTCCTGATATAGAAACATCAAATGATTGATTTGGTAAGAAATTTCTACCACTTGCAATAACATCAACAGATGTAATTGTTCCAGCAGCACTCACATTAGCAGAGAATTCTGCCTGAATACCTTCTGGACCTAATGGAGCAGGAACCGTAATAACTGGAGGGGCAGATGCAGTATAATCACCAGGATTACCACCATTAACAACACTAATACCTCTGTATAATTTCATAGGTTCATTTATAATTCCAGTGCCAGTTATATCAGTATAATCTTCTAAATTAATCTTAAAGTATAATCCCTGTCCATCAAAAGGTTTTCTAAATCTACCTAAACTATCCGTACAATTAGTAACTCCAAATACATCATTCTCAGCAGCTACATCTCCAAAAGTTGTACCAGTAAATTCTGTAATACCAACTCCATCTGCCTTTAATCCAACATTACCAAATGAGGAGTTAGAGTTTGTTAAGTCACATTGTCCTCCCGTTACACATGATATACCAATATCAGATGCAATAGTAAAGATAGAAACTAACTGGGCATATGCCATATTAGAAATAGAAACACCAATACCTGCCTCATTATATTGAGTAAATGCATCACAAACCATAGATTTCAAATCTTGTCCAAGATTATTAGTTCCTGTAAAATCAGCATTTGCAAAATCACCATTAATCTTCATACCAATACTCTTAGTCATAAAGTTAGTACAGTTTCTAATATATGGAGATTTCCACCTACCAGTAGCACCCTCATCAGCAGGACCAAAATCAGTAAATCCAGTCACTGCTTGGAAATCTGTTCCTGCAGCAACAGCATCTTGTGTGGGTGGGAATGCAACAGCACCTGCATCAGTATGAGCATAAGAAACTCCACCCATCCCATCCTCAGGAGGACCAGAGAAATTAATATTCTGTATTAAACATCCTCTTCTAACATGGAAGACATCCTTAGTTCTATTCTCAGGGATAATAGTTACAAGTCTTAAATCTTCACCAGATACAGAAACATCAGTTCTTAATCCAATTGGATTGTTTTCAGTGTATCTACCAGAACGAATAATAATAGTATCTCCTTCCATTGCTATAGATGCAGCAGCACCAACAGTTCTCTTTGCATCACCTTCTAATAATCCACTATTATTATCATCACCATCAACAGTAACCCAAATAGCATTATCAGTATCTACACCAGAAGGTCTCCATGATACACCACTACCAACAGCAGATAATCTATAATCATTCTTTAAACGACTAGCATCATATCCAACACTGTTTAACTTATCAATAATAGAGTTTTCTAACTCTAAAGTTCCAATAATTTTTGCGTTATTACCAACCTCTAAATTATTACCAATATTAGTATTTTCCTCAATACCAACACCACCTTCTACTACCAATGCACCAGTATCTTTGTTAGTTGAAGAAGTATTTCCAAAAATATGTGCGTCACCACAAACATTTAATTTTCCAGCAATACCAACACCACCACCAAAAATACCAGAACCTGTTGTACAATCAATAGATGCTGTTGTTGCTTCTACTTTTAAAGCACCACCAATATTAACATTCTTCTCTATACCAGCACCACCTTCAACTATTAAAGCACCATTATCCTTAGTGGTTGATTCTGTAGTTCCTTCTATTTTAGTATCATCACCTACAAATAATTTCTTCTCTATTCCAACACCACCATCAACTACTAGTGCACCAGTATCTTTATTAGTTGCTTGTGTAGTTCCAAATATCACTGCGTCACTACCAACATGTAATTTTTCTTCAATACCAACACCACCTTCTACTACCAGTGCACCAGTATCTTTATTTGTAGATCCAGTAGTTCCAAGTATCTTTGCATCATCACCTACAAATAATTTCTTCTCAATTCCAACACCACCTTCAACTATTAAAGCACCACTGTTCTTATTAGTTGCATCAGTAGTTCCTAGTATTTGTGCATCACCACCTACATTTAATCTCTTCTCAATACCAACACCACCTTCAACTATTAAAGCACCACTATCTTTACCTGTACTCTCTGTAATTCCTTCTATTTTAGTATCGTCACCTACAAATAATTTCTTAACTATACCAACACCACCATCTATCTGTACAGAAGCAGCAGTAGTACTGGTAGCATCTGTAATATCATTAAATGTTGTCTTACCATCTACATCTAGTGTATCATTTAAAGTTGTATCACCATCTACATCTAGTGTATTATTAAGTGTAGTAGCACCATCTACATCTAGAGTAGCATTAAGAGTTGTATCACCATCTACATTTAAATTACCACCAACTTGAGCATCAGAAGTAACTCTAAAGTTTCCAGTAACATCTAAATCATAACCTGGATTATCATTCTTAATACCAACCTTAGTCAACCTATAGATTGGAGTATTAACATCACCTGGAGTGGTATATCCCCAATAATCCTGATGTTGTATTCTAGCAATAGCAGTTGGATTATCTGGATCTGGTATAGCAGTTACATTATCAGTACCTATACCAAGACTATTAGTTGCCCAAAAATTTAACCATTGGAATAACTGTGCTGATCCAGGTGAAGGTAAATCTACCCCCTCTTCTTGCACATACATTCCATCCAATGAAACTGGTGATGCTTGTACCCACCTAATACCAGTAGCATCTCTGTTTAAATAGTATCCATTAGCACCTGGTGACTCAGCAGAATCGAAAATATTTCTACTAATATGTACACTACCATCTAAATCTAATTTTATTACTCCACTTGCAGGATTAGTAGGATCATATGTGCTAAGTTTACCAGGTTCAGTAAGTCCAATTCCAACTGTTCCTAAACCAGATATAACAAAAGTTGTAGCTGCACTTTCCTCTATATTTCCACCATAGTAAGTTCCCATAGTATTGGGACCACCAACTTGGAATCTATGCAATGGTTCTGTATTTGCTACACCAACTCTAACCTTTTGAAAATCAGGAACAGTGCCAAGTGAAACTTCATCATAATTTGGTGCACCTTTATCATTACCTCTTACATCAGCATGAAGTGCTGTTCCACCAACACCAACATCAAGTCTTTGTACAACTGTTAGATATTCTGTAAATAATTCCTTTTCAATAAAAACATTATCTTTAAACGTAGCAATACCACCAAACCAAGAATTTCCAAGAACTTTTAATGTGTCAACTTCTAAGTTTCTAAAATCAGCATCACCCCTAAAATCATAATTAAGTTTTCCGTAAATATAAACGTCTTCAAATATTGAATCTCCACTATGAGTATTTTGGTTACCGTAATTCTGTGTCATTTATATTACCTCCTTAATTCTCATAGTTACTAACAATTTCACCAGCAATTTCACCAGCGATAGGACCACCATAGGCAGTAGCAGCAGCTTTAGCAAGAGAAGATAAACTTGTTCCACCCATAGCAGATGCTCCTATATTACCCAAACTATTACTAACAAAAGAACTTGCAAATCCTTTATACTTATCGCTAATTCTCATCCAATCACCTAGATTTCCATTATTACGTGAAACTTGAATCTTTCTTGCATTGAGATTAATTTGATCGGTAGTTCTATTTTTATTTCCAATAGTTATTGTACTTTTTGCCTTTAAAGTTATATCTTCTGCTTCTAAACAAATCGTTTTTCCCTTAATTAAAACAGCACCTCTATCAGCATTAACAGCATAATTACCATGATGAACCTGAATCTTATAACTCTGTTCATTATCCTTATTTTTAACTCCACACTCTACCTGTAGTGCTTTTTCTGCATATTGACGAGATAAACCACTACCTTCATGCAAACTCTGATTATAATGAACCTCATCAGAAGTCTGAGATTGTAATATATATGCAGTCTTTCCAGCTACTCCAACAACTTCTGTTCCAGACTCAAATAATAATTTTTGATTGACTATTTCAACCGTGCGATTCTCTTGATTTGCCACTTATTATTAATTCCCTCCCGTTCCTACACAATCTATAACTTGTTGAAGTTCTTGATCAACTACCTTAGGAGTTATTGCCATAACAGGACGAAGAACTGCACCAGAACCAGGATTCTTAATTACAATCTTTGGTAATCCTGTGTATGGTTTCTGGCAATTAACTTCAACACCAGTAACTTTACCATCTTTAGTATTAAGAACTAAACATTCATCTTCTATTGTAGCATTTTCATATCCTTTTCCAGGATTTTCAACTATAACTTCCCTAATATAAACAGGATCTGTTTCTGCAGGAATATCAACTGGGTAATTTTCACCTTCACTTAACATAATAACGTTAATAATCTGTCCATAAGTAGGAGAGTTTACATTTTTATCAATAACTGCTTTACCATATGCACCATATCCTTGCTCACAACTATCAGTAAAAGAAACAATTGGTTCTTCAGTATAACCATTACCCCTATCAGTCATTTCAACACCAATAATACTTGCAGTTCTTTTAATATCACCATAGATATCATTTACATCAAGTTTATCTATAAAACCACCAAGAAGTAATTTTCCTGCACCACCAATTCCATCACCACCAAAAAATTCAACTTTAGGTGCACCACACTTAAATATATTTCCAGTATAACAATCAGTTCCTATACTCTGATCTGCTGCTTCACTAACCTTAGAACCAAATATACTCCATTGCCCATATTCTTCTTCAAACTTACTTAAACCTGATGGAATACCACCCAATAAATCTCCCTTTACTTTCTCTATCTGACTAACAGCACCATTAGCAGCATCAAATGCTTTATCTAAAAGTCCTTGTTGTTTGAAACTACTTTTTGATTTTTTCTCTCCACCATCAATAACATAACTATCAGTAGCAATAGGTGCTGGTTCTTTACCCTTACAACCAAAAGGATCTTTAAGTTTATCTAATAAATTAGCACCTTTACTAATAATATCCTTTACTTTAAAACCACCACCTAATATTCCTCCTAATGGATTTGAAAATGGAGAAACAATAGAATCAATCATTGACGTAATTTTACCAGTTATAGCACCTACAAACTGTTGAACTGCACAAACTGGAGCATTTAAACTATTTTTTACCATCCCAGTCAACATATCTTCAATTGATCCAGTCAAAGCATCAGATACTTTACCAACTAAACAATCTATTGAACCAAACATACCTGTAATTGGACCGATTAATGCTGATTGTGCATCAATAACTTTTCTCAATGCTACATTAAATTTTGGAAATGCATTGAATATCTTTGAAGCAACTCCATCTAGCCCAGTCTGTACCCAACCAATCATTCCATCCGCAAGAGAATTTGATATATTAGAAATAAGTGACTTAGATGAACCACTAATCATCTTTGCTACACTTTTTATCTCACCAGGAAGATCAAGAGCAAAGTTATCTACCTTAGTTGCTACTTTTAAAAAATTACTTACAGCAGTTTCTGTCTCGGCAAAGAAATTATCCTTATCTGGATTTGCAGTTACTATCTTCATTCCAGAAGTTAATGATGCTGCTTTAACTTCTGGAAAAATTACTTTCTTATACTCTTCAAATCTTTTTGTATATTCTTTAAAATCTGTATCAGATAACTTATCAATTGCATCTGAGGAAAATGGATTAATATCTCCAAGTTGCTCTGGATATTGAGTCTTAATATTTTTAATTGCAGACTGCCATTTATCACCAGGAGGATTATCCTTAATCAACTTAGTGAATGCATTAATCTGTTGTTCAGATGGAAACGCTGATGGTTCAGAAGGAAAAAATTGCTTCTGCTTAGTTTCATTAACTTTTGGTAACGGACCGCCTATTATGCTCATAGCTGTATCATCTCCTTTTAGTATTTATCATCAATTATTAGCACTAGGAATTATTGCAGCACTATTATATGCATCTAGATATCCTGGATCTTGTGGTTGATAAGTTTTGTCTCCTATAGTAATTGGATATCCAGTTCCACCATATCTTTCTCTTAATACAAATGCATTAATTCTTGCATTTCTATTATCCTTTCTAGAGTTTCCTGTATCAGTTGACAGTAACTTCAGTTCCTTCTTCGTCTTACTTACTTCTATTTTTCTAGGTTCTTCACCTTCGCTTAATGCTCTTTCATTCTCTATACCTTGAAGAACTTCTTCATTTGTTTCTCCTACTTCCAAATCTTCAGTTGCTTTATCAGTAAACCCTACAGGTTGATCTATTTTTTTTATTTTACTTGGTTCAGGAAGTGCATCAACAGAATTCTCTTTATCAAGTCCACCTTTAATTTTTTCTAATCCTTTATTTTCAGACTCTCCATCATCACCAGTAGGAGTTGATTTTGTTTTACCACCACCTTGCTCTCCACCAGATTTTAATTTAGGAGTCTCCACAGTAGCCTGTCCAGTAAATTCCTGATTTTCAGTTAAACCTGCTTCTTTCTCTTTAGTCATTCCAGATTTAGGTGCAAGTTTACTATCACCATTTTCAGCTGCTTTTTTCGCACTATCTGGTGTTCTACCTAAAGCACCAATAATTACTGGAAACCCATTATTGGGTGATAAAAAGACACCAAAAACAACATCACCTTGTGTTAATTTTACAGTAGAAGATCTACCTGCACCACCTGTTCCTGAAGTTGATGGTAATAAAGCAACTGCTGTATGAACATCTTTATCCTCAACACTATCATTATCTGAATAATCACCTATAATACGAACTTTATATCTCCAACCCCATCCCTTTTCACCAGATACTTGACTTCTCTGCTCATCAAATGACACAATCATTCCCAACCAGAATTCTACACCCTTTCCAAAAAATGATTGATTGTCTAAATCGAATTTATTCTGCATATCTAATTCTTTCCAGTGTATAATCCATAAGTATCACGAGCAAGAGTCATAGAAGTATATGATCTTTTAGGATCAAAATGATGGCAAAGATGTAGTATTAAATAACTACCACTTTGTTGCTGATCCACGCCACCCAATTCCTTTTGAGTAGTTTGTTTTTCAAACTCAACTTTAACTACATTTCCTGCTCTTAATTTTAAATTACATGGAACTTGTATTGTCATTAATTGAGAATGAAGAAGATTATATCTCATAGGTGCCTTTGCTTGCCATTCTCTTGGATCATTATTAGGAACTGTATTATTAGGATCTAAACTACCAATATCTAAGATATGATAATGAGTTTTACTATAACTTTTTACCTTATCTGTATTTGGAACCTTTTTACCTAAAGTTTTCTTAGGAGCACCTTTTTTATCATTTATAGTATAAATCTTATCATCAGTCACGAAAGTTAAAGGATTAAAAAATACATTACGACTACTATATGTACCAGATTCTAATGCTTTTGTTATATCTTGATCTTTTGCAATATCAGGTGGTAATAAAATCTTAAAATCATTTCCATCATCTTTAAGATTTGCCTTTAAAGCACCAGAATATGTATAAGTCTCTACTGGTTCTTCAGCAATAAGATTATCTATTGCTCTAAAGTTAAGTCCATCTTGAGTTTCATAAAAGAAAAATCCAGGATCACCATTTTCTGGAATAGACTTTCTACATAAATCATTTATTAAATCCAATCCACCTTTTCCTTTTGTAATAAAATCATAACTATTACTTGTGCCATCTATTCTATATTTTTTAACATTTAAATCTTTCAATATCTTTTCAACAGTATTGCTAATCCTACCTTTATATTTTTTACATGGATCTTTAATATCAAAATTATCAATAGCAGGATTGGATTTAAGACTTAGAAAAACAGACTGACGATTTGATTCCTGAGATACTACTGGAGCACTATTAACCTTTAATGGATTCTTTGTAAAATTTAAAGTTCCAGATTTAGATTCTATTTTTACCTCTATATCTTCATATCCAGTAATAGGTAATGAATTTTTAATACTTCCTTTTCTACCTTGTGTATCTTGCTCCTTACCTGCTTCAATAGATTCACCAGCATCTAAAAATACTAAAGTAGCAGTTACTTCTGGAGAATATACACTCTCATAGTAATCAAAAGATGTAGTTTTTCCTGCTAAATTAGCAGTTTTACCATCTTTATTAATAATCATTTTCGCATACTTAGATGCTCTTGCTGCACTTCCTGCCATTTATATCCTCCTATACTGGTACTGGTACTTCAACAACTTGTCTTTGAACAATCACAGTTTTATGTCCAGTAGAAGTTCTTTGATTTAATTTAGCCAAATCCTGATTGTTATTTATGCGTTTAATCTGAGCTTGATTTGGTTTTACTCCTCCACCTTTTGATGGAACAGAATCAATCATCTTAGATATATCTGAAGTAGATTCAGATTCACTTTGAGTATCACTAGTTTCTTCTGCTGGAATATCAGTATCACTCATAACATCTTCACCACCAATCACATTACCTTCATCATCAACTTCAACTGTCTCATCTTCATTATTAAGACTATTAACATCAATATCAATATCTTTCTCCAATTCTTTAAGTTCACCTTCTAACTCCTTCTGTGCAGTATCATCTATTTTTGTTTTATCTGTAATTCCAAAGAAGTTCTTTACCGATTCAGTAATACCCCCAAAGAAATTGACAATATTTTTTATAGCAGAACCAACACCGTCAATAAAAGGTTTAATACTCTGCCATATTTCATTAAACTTTTTGATAAATCCAGGTAATGCATTAACAAGAATTCCACCTAAAATAATCGATCCAAAAGACAATATCTTATCAATTATATTACCAGCTGCAGCACCTGCTTTTTTAGAAAAACTAGTAAGTGGAGAAGTTTTTTTAACTCCTTCTACACTCTTTTCCTTTGCTTCTTTTCTTGCTAATTGGAAATCAGCATTAGCTAATCGTTTTTTAGACAATTTAACTTTGTTCAATTCTTTATTCTTTTCAAGCAAAACACTCTTGATATTAGTTACAGTTATCTTAAGTTTTTTGATTTCCCTATCTTGGAGTTTAACAGTTGCCATAATATTATACTATCCCGTGCAATGCTGGTGTTAAAGTCATATATTCGTTCAAAGGATTAATAGAACTAATAAAATCAACTTCTGTTGTTTCTGGAGCAGGTACTTTCTTCTCTGGTGGTGGAACTTTAACAGGTGGCAAATCTTCTACCACTACCTTTGTTTCATCAACTGCTAGATCTGGAACTTCAGGATTATTATTTGCTCGATGAATATCTCTTGCAACAGTTCCTGCATCAATTGCTATTGATAAACCAGTTCCAACACCAGGCACCATTGATGCTGCACCAGATGCTAACTCTAAACCAGCACCTGTCCAATCACCTGCTAATGCTCTTTGTCCAGCAAATAGTAATCCTGCACCTAATCCAATAAAAGGAATCTTTTTAAGAACACTCTTTCCTACTGCTTTTGTTGTTGCCTTTGTTGCAACCTTAGTTGCTGTTTTTGTTGCAACCTTACTGGTAACCTTGGATGCTACTTTCGTAGAGGTTTTCATTCCAGTTTTAATTAATGCACGTTTTCCAGCTCTTTTTACACCATGTTTAAATATTGATTTTATTCCTTTAAATGCTGCAACAGCACCTTTTCTAAGTCCATTTAAAACTTTAAAAAATCCCTTACCTACAAACTTTATTAATTTCCATAGTTGTCTTACTTTCTTTACAACTTTTGTTAAAAGAAGTACACCAACTCCAGCAGCAAGCCATTTCCAATGTTTTGCTAGGAAATTAAACGTACCAGTTATTCTATCTTTCCATTTTTGATCTAAGTTTTGCCACCAAGTAATCGCAGCATTACCAGCAATACCAGCACCCAATAACGTGACAAAACTAATTAATTTATCAAAAACATTTTTAAATGGAGAAACAACACTAGCTGCTACTCCCTTAATACCTGCACCCAACTTCTTACCTGCACCCTTTATTCCTTCTACACTTTTCTCAGCAAGATTTTTCTTTCGTTCTTCGTTTTCCTTTTTTCTTAATTTATTTGCTTCCTTCCCCTCAGTAATTCTATTAGCAAAATCTAATGATAATGCATTACCAATATCTTGAAGAGTAGAATTTATTTCTGCTAACTTATCTTCATTACCACCAAAAGGTTTTTGTGCCTTTAAAACATTCTTCAAAAGAGTAATCTTCTTTTCATTCGCAGCAACCCTTTTTTCTAAAGGATCAAAATCATTTAATTGAAATACTTTTTCACTACTAAGAGCACCACCACTACGAGCAAGAGCACCACCACCTTTCTTTGGAACAATGGCACCACCTTTCCCACCACCATTAAAGATGGTTTTCATATTGGTGACATTTAGTTTTACGTTAGAAGGTACTACTTCTGGGTTAATTGTCGGCACTTTGTTTCAGATTCTCTTCGTCGATATACTGCTTTAATAATGTAACATAAACTTCCTTTTCCCAAGGAATCATATTTTCTAGCTCTGTTAATGAATATTTATGGTGTTGCATTAAGGCAAAGTTTACCTTGTAGTATGACTCAAGACTTGTATGAGCCATACTTAGGTGAAAAAACTTGCTAGTCCCTCCAATACCACTTCAGATTCAACTCCAGTTGTAGGATTTGTTATTTTAACTTTATGAGAAAGTTTAGGCATTGTTTCAAAAAATTTCTCAATTGCTTTAAACTGTTTACTGTTCAGTTGCTCAATAAACTCTTCTAATTCTTTTTTAGTTGAATCAGAAGCATCCCAACTCTCTTCTTCATCATAAATCATTTCAATAGAATTAGTAATCATATTCAATGATTTATCAACATCACTAACATCTTCAGCAGTATCAAAATTACTTTCAATAAACTGATCAAAAGATGGGTATTTAAGTTTCATAGAGTATTGATCATCAAGTTTGACAATATTCTTATGTCCTCTAGTTTTTTGAACTTTAATAGAATCAATATTGATTTCCATTTCAACAGATGTTTTATCATCATCAGGACAAGTTAGATTAACTTCAACTGTTTCGCCAACTGACTTTGAACGAACATTCAAGAATAAGTATTCAATATCAAAAGTAGCGAGTTTAGTAACATCAACTCCTTTTGTAAGAATACATTCTGATAATATCTCAACCACAGCATTTGTTATCTGTGCAGTATCTTCACTCTCCAATGCAAGAATAAGTATTTTTTCTTCTCTTACTAGAAAAGGACGGTATTTAATCTTTTTTCCAGTAGAAGGAATAACTAACTCATAAGTTGGAGTATTAATCTTTGGTAATGGCATAATGTTTTCACACTTCAGTAAGTTTATTTATAGGGGTAATTTTAACTTCTTGTTACAATGTATCTATCATAGTTAAAGCTGACTGTAACTTTCATTAAATCTGCTGTTCCATATGTAACAGGTAAAGATGTAATAGATTTAGGAAAAGCATTCTTAAATTCATACATCAGAGTTCTTTCTAGGTTTTTTTCAAACTTAGTAATAGTCATTGTATTGACTTTATAATCATCTGGATATCTAAATCTTCTAAAAAATGCTTTTTCATCAGGATCTATATTATCTGCTCCACTAGAAATATAATCCATCCATCCTTCAAAAATACTTAAAGATGTATAATCTTCATCAACATAAAAAGTAAAATCAATATCAGTATATAAACGGGTATGAGCAAACTCTTGAGGAATACCCATAAAATTATCCTTCACTTCCCCTGTTGCATATGCACTAGCAGGTAATGATGCATCAGAACAAAGTATCCCTACATCTCTAGATAGAAAAATATCAACATTATCAATTCCAGAATCTTTAAGAAAATCAGTTATAGTTTTATTTAAAGCTGAAAAATGAACCTGATACTGATTCGTCAACGACAGTTTGCCAAGTTTCTCCTTGACCTCCTGCATCGTTATTCTTTGTACTATACCCTTTGCCACTCTAAATACCTTACGAGTCTTATATTATTTCTATTTAGATGGCTTATAAAG